CTATCAATGATGAGATAATCGGGCCAATACCGTCTTTCAGCAAATCCAGTATGGAGAGAATGGCCGATATGATCTGCCCGATGACTCCGGCACTTGACAGGGTCTCGGACATCCGGCTGATGGCATCACCGACCTTGCCTCCGATATTCAGTTTTGACAGACCGGTAAGCATATTCTGGATTCCTTCAAATGATCCCTGCAAGGTTCCGCTTGCAAAGCCGTGCAATCCGTTGGATACCATGTTCAACCCGTCAACCGTGTCCCGGGAGGCACTTTTCACCTCCCCGGCAAGCGCCTTCATTTCAGAGGTGGCGTTCAGGTATTCTTCGTCAGCTGAAGCACTGGACGATTGGGCCGTTTGAAGAGCGATTTTGGTACGTTCTATTTCTGCCTGGTTACCGCTTTCAAGAGCCTTGTTGTAATCGGTCTGCGCCGCTTTTAACCGGGCGAATGCCGCTTCCTGCTGCAGTTCCGCATTTTGCACACGTGTTACGGCATCCCCCAAAGCGTGCATCTGCGTTTGTAACCGGGCAAAATCCAATGTGCCGTTACCACCGGGAAGCATGCTTTGAATACGTTCAATGGCATCGTAGACGACCTGCTGGTCTGCGGCTCCCGTTTTTTTGAACTCATCCGTCTTGACATACTGTTTAAGCTCGCCAAGCAGGTTCTTCATCTGGTCTGCAAGCAGGCCTGTCAAATCCCCGAATGCTGCTCCCCAGTCTATCTTTTGGGTCAGAGCTTCCATATCCACTTTATGCACAGCCGCATCACGCTGTTTCTCCAAAGTCAGCCTTTCACCCTGGGACTGTGCCTTGCGGATTTTCTCGGCATATTCTTCAGCGATGGCCAGTTTCTGCTGCTGGAAGGTCCCGTATTCCTTCAGATAGTCACGCATGGCTTCCGCCTCTTCCCTGTACACGTCCGCCTCCGCTTTTTTCCTTGACTCGGTGTTTGAGGCACGGGCTTTTTCAAGTTCATCCTGTTGCTCCCGGGTAAGTCCGTTATCTCCGGTAGAAAGACCGGCTTCCTTGTTCTCACGCTTCCAGTCGGCTTCCTGCCGGTTTATCTCTTCTTTCCGGGCGTTATAGTCATATTCGATTTGTGCCAGTTTCTTCTCGGTACCGGCTTGCATGCGGTCTATCTCTTCCTTCCGGTTTTCAGCCTGCAGGGCGGCAAGATCCTGCGCCAGCCTACGCTCTGTGGCAAGCCGTTGCTTGGCTTCCGCTTCCGGATTCTTCCCGGACTGCTTGGGGTCGATATGCCCACCGATATTTCCTTTTTTGGCTGCTTCTGCGGCTTTCTTTACCTCTTCCTCCGCTTTTTTCAGATAACCGTCACGTTTGTTTTCGGCATTTTTCAACAGTACGTCATAAGCTTCCTGATCATGTTTCTTGATGGCAGCCTGTGCGTCATAGAACTGCCCGGATTCTTCCATGCTTGACTGCATGATATATTGTCCCCATTTCCCGAAAAAACCCATGGCGCTTTCCGCCTCTTCCGGTTTCTGCGCCTTGATTTTATTCACCTCTTCATCGGCTTCTGCAGCTTTTTTTACAAGGTTCTGGACATTGGTCTGGTGCAGCAGAACCTGTACATAGTCCTCGCTCTTTTGGATAAGGGTATCATACCATTCGGAAAGTGTTTTATAATACCCGAAAGATTCCCCGTACTTGCGGTTCAGTTCCTCCACCTTCGCCTTTTCCTGTTCCTTGCTGCCGGTGAAGTTCTTTATTTCATCGATGACCGATTTCAGTTCGAAGCGGGTACGCACCATCTGGGCACGGCCGTCCTTCTCTATCTCGGTCATTTCCTTGAGTGATATGTTGAATTCATCCACGCCTTTTTTGGCACTGAACAGGTTTTTCGTCCAATCCCAGATTTCATCACCGTACATTACCAGCAGCATGATGCCGGTGGTCATGGCCGTCTGCCAGGAAAAAAGTGAGGACAGGACCTGCTTCCATACCGGTGTGCCCTTCTTGCCGGACTTCTGCAGCTCATCGTATTCCTTGCGGGCACGGGCCAGTTCGTCCGTAAAAATCGGCAGGTTGTTGCTGATTGCCAGGAAGAACATCTGCGGTCCCATGGCCAAAGAAGGCATTTCACGGGCCATCTGCTGGATGCTGTTGTGAAGCCCGTTGAACTGGCGCTGTGCATTGGGCATGTCTGCAGGGGTGACCTGCACGGATTCCGATTCCTCCTGCAGCAGTTTCAGTTTGCCGCGCAATTCCTCAAGCTGCTTCTCCAGTGCATGGATCTGCGCGATATTGGCACTCTGGTCCAGATTGGGGGCAGCCGTCTCCCCGGCAAGGCGCAGCCTTTCCAGTTCAGCCTCCAGCAGCCTGACGGTATTACGCAGTTCCAGCGCCTCACGCTCGGCCTTGTTCATGCCGGGCGTGAGTTTGTCCTTCATCAAAAATTCAACTTCTACAGGTTTGCTCATTCCAGTTTGCTTTGAAAAAATCCTACTATATCGTTCGCTTCATCCTCGGCGCTGTGTTCCGGTCTGGGAGCACCATTTCCGCCGCCTTGCTTTTTCCGCACATACCGCGGCGCGTCGCTCAGCATCATGATCAGCGTCTGGTAATTCACCCCATCAAGGATGTAATCCACGCTCCAGCCGGTCGCCGATGCAATCTGCCACACGAAGCCGAAAGGGCTATGGGAACCCTCATACCGGGTTCTTAACTCCCCTTCCTTGCCTGGCTCAGTCTCGGAGTCATCGGGTTCGCCCGCGCTGTCGAGCTGATAATACGCATAAAATCCTTCGTGCCCATCAGACGCTCGAATGTTTGGAACATGGCCGTCAGATAACGCCACTCCACAAAGTTCCGCAGTACCCACGCTGTCACCCCGATGCCCACGTGCCGCGACACGTATCCCCGGCATACCGTATAGGCCAGCAGACGGCTCACAGCCTTACCATGTTCCGCTACAAAGGCCAGTTCCTCGACCTTGTCCTTTGCTTGCCACCCGGGCGCAACGCCCATCTTCAGGTATTCCCGCGCCAGCAGAATCTGACCCCGCAGCCTCGGACGCTTCATCGTCACACGCACCTCCACCGGGCGTTTCAGCCACGGAAGCTTCCACCTTTTAAGAGGTACGGACACGCCGCTGTCCAGCAGCGCATCCGCACACTCCATCTCTATCAGTTGTTCCAGCCGGTCAGCCATACGTTAGCCCTCCTCACTTTGGAGCGATGCTGCAGCCGCGGCTTCCGCCGGCGGCAGCTTGTACTGCCCCCACTCGTCCGGTATTGCTTCCGTATCGAACACGCCGTAAGGCTGCGAACCGTCCTCCGGCATCGCCACTTCGAGCGTAACCTCTATCTTGGAGGTTTCTGTAAGGGTCAGCTTGCCTGCAGGATTGGAAAGCAGCGTGGCGTTGGGAATCAGTACGCTCTGTCCGGACACGAGGGAGAGTTCCCATGGTCCCTGCATGACAAGCACCTCCGACGGGGCTGTCCAGCCGATCGGAGTTTTCTTTTCCGAGTCTTCTTTCTTATAATGCAGGCTGCCGCCAAGCAGTTTGTGCAGGTTCGAATAGTTCATCTGGATCACATTGAACGTCGGGGCGATGCCGCCGTTACTCTGTGGGATGACCAGCACCGGGGCACCCTGCACCTGTTCGGCCTCGATCTTCGCGGCCTCGGGTTTCTTGCCGCCCAGGTCAAACGAGTTCTTTTCAATATACCCGATTGTGAAATCCTTATACTTTACGGCTCCTATGCCGTACATGAAATTCTTGTTCATCTTTTTTTCAGTTTCATTGTTAATAACATACCGACAAGCAAGCCGGCCAATACACCTGTGATAAACGTCCGCATCCGGTTCGGAGGGCGTTTTTCTACCGTTTGAACGTCATTTGAAATTTCGCTCTTGGTTTCGCTACGGATACGCGCCAGCTCTTCTTCATACCATAGCACCAGCTGCTGCAGACTGTCACACGAGGCTTCGGCCACGATGTTCCCGCTGTCGTCGCTGCCTACGGTCAGATTCGCCTGTCCGCTCTTGCCACGGTA